TTTCACGCTGACCTGGTTGGCGAGCGTGTAGCCGTCGACCTGGTCGCCGAAGTCGCCGATGAAGCCGAACTGGCTGGAGGTCAAGCCAGCGCGCTCGGAGAGGTCGGTCAGCACTTCCTGCAGGTTCATGTACTGCAGCGACGAGTCCTGGCCGCCCAGGTAGTCGTCTGTGTACGGGAGCGTTGCTGGCGAGATCGCGGAGGTGCTGATGCAGTAGAACCCGCCCTCGCGGAATCCGACAAAGCGGCTGATTTTGGAGTCCCACACCACAGCATGCAGGTCGTTGATGCCGTGATAGACCCCGTCCAGGGCAGCGATCATTTGGCCGGTATCCTGGTTCAGACGCAGGTAGTGGTCTACAGCTAGCCATCGCTGCCCGCAGATGTAGACATAGTCCGGCGCGAACGTGAGCGGCTGGCGGCACAGGTCAGAGAAGCCCGAAGGCGCGAGCGAGCCGCTGTAGACCATTGCGCCCTGATCGTGTACCGACCATGTCAGGGCGCTATTGGTGCGCTTGACTGTCCACAACTTGCCAGTGAACGGGTCCACGTCTGCGGACTGGGCTCCGGCTGTATTTGCCGGTACGCCGCAATCCGTGGAGCTTGTGGTCAACAAGTCCATTGGGTAGTGCCGCACCTTGGCATCGGTGACGCCGTACACGGCGTCGGCCGCATACCCGGTACTGTAGATGGACTGCAATGACTCGGTCGATCCGACATCGAAGTGGATCGGGGTGAGCGTCTCATTGAAGGTGGCGGGGTCGACGAAGTAGAACTTCGTTCCTCCGCTGCCGACGTTGCAGGCGATGCAGATCAGATTGTTGACGAAGGCGGCCCCAGCAACCTGTTCTCCAGCAGGGATGGTGAACGGCGTGCGATAGCTGTATGAGCCGCTCGCCATACCCGTCGTACTCATCCAGTCGGTCGCGCCGCCAACCACCCCCCTATAGACGCGGATCAACTTGTCGCGCGGCTCATCCCACAGAAGCACCGTCCCGGTGCTGAACTCGCTGTTGGTGATGTCACGCCGGTGCATGAAGGCCATGTCGTCCTTGTCATGCTGCAAAGCCCCGTAGTAGGAGCCATGGAAGGACGTGATGAACGTCTGCTCGCCGACCAGCACCCGGTTGATGAAGCACTGACCCAGCGACTCCGGCGTCACTTGGGCTTTGCGTCCAACCTCGATGGTGAGGAACGGGATGCGGTTGCCATCGTGGGCGGAGACGTCGAAGCCCTCCCAGACGATGCGCGCGTAGCCGCGGTAGGCTGGGACGTTGCCGGCCCCGAGATAGGACTCCTCCAGCGGGTCCGGCAACTGGTCTTCGGCACCGTCGTAAAAGCGCAGGGTGCCGCTCTCGACCTCGCCGTTCGCGTTGCGCACCAGGCGCTTGTCGGGCCCGGCCCAGATCCGGCCGAGGCCCATGATGCCGTCGGGCGACTCGCCGATCAGGACGTCGAAGTTGGCCGCATAGGTTGCGCCGGTGGGTGATCCGCCACCGCCCTTACCGCCATCGTCACCATCGCTGGTCTTGATCAGGTCCGACGCCCAGATCACATTGCCGCCCACCGCCATGACGGAGTAGACGATCGGAATCGGGCGGCCGTACTCAGAAGCCTGGGGGCGCAGGTCGGCCAGTTGCGGCGCCGACTGCTTGTTGCCGCCGAAGACCATCCCGCCGACCATGCTGCCGACAACCCAGCCGATCGCAGCGTTCCCGCTCGTGAAGCCGATCGCCGCCCCGACCACGCCCCCCACCAGACTGCCGCTCATTCTTCGATCTCCCGGAACTGCCAGGCGGCCACGATTCGACGGCGCCAGGTCTCGTCAAGGCGGTGCTCGATCACCTTGTTCACGCCGGCGCCGTTGTAGGCGTGGATCAGCGACAGTCCGCCGTGGACGTAGTCGCCCACGACCCCCAGGTGCTGCGGCTCGCCGTCGAAGCGCATCCAAACGACGTCGCTGATGCCGATGTCGTCGGTCGGGATGCGGTCGAGGTTGTCGTCCAGCGCCGCACGCATCTCGGCTGGCACAGGGTGACGGCCGTAGCGCGCGATGAACAGGTGCTGGACATCCATCCCGATCTGGTGCGCTGCGTAGATCGGCACGAACGCGCAGTCCGCCGCCAGGCCGGCAACGCGCCCTTGATGCGCGTACGGAGTGCGCAGGAGTGTTCTGGCCGCTGCGACGATGCGGCCCTGCAATTCCTCGCGCCCCATCACGGCCTCCAGACTCGGTAGTCGGTGATCGACAGGTCAAAGACGCCCTCCACCGGCTCGACACCCAGCTCGGTGCTGGAGAACCACTCGGTTCCGTTCGACCAGCCGCGCGAGCGCACATGATTGAGGTACGCCGACAGGTTGAACGTGTGCGGCGTGCCGTTCGCCAGCGGCCCGTTGCGCGGCTCAAAGGCGATGAAGTTCCAGCCGAAGTGCGTGTGGTAGTAGACGGCCCAGGTGATGCCGTCGATGACGACGTCGTGGCTGTAGTCCGCCGGGTTGCGCCCGTTGGGCGACGTGTTAGCCGCGCCGTAGTTCCCCCAGTAGTCGACCGGGATCATGATCTCGTGCGTGAGGCCGCCGGGCCAGCCGCTCAGCTGGTTGGCCTGCGCTGTGAGCCAGATGTCGAACGAGATGTGGCCCTGCCCGCTTGGCGTCACGTTGTGGTGCCAGTCGAACGAGCAGTTGACCGGCGGCAGGTTGCCGTTGGCCTGCAGCGGCAGGAACGTGCCCGGCGTCGCACCAGATGGCGCGGTCATTGAGGTCGAGCCGTCCGGCAGGATGATGGGCTTGCCGTCCACCAGGTTCGTCGGGCTGTAGTAGCCCGGCTTCCTGCCGGTCAGCAGCGACGGATACGCCTTGACTTCGTGCTGCGCAGACGTCGTGTTCGGCCACTTGCCGGCGAAGCGGGCCGATACCTCACCGTTGGAGCCGTACGGCGCAGCGCCACGCCCGAAGGCCGACTCGAAGGTGGTCCCGCTGAGGCCAGCGTAGGTGCCGCGCGTGAGGCCAGCAGCGCCCCACGGGTTGTCCGCCACCCAGGTGACGTTGCCGGTGTTGCCGACCTGCAGCCATTCCTCGTTGGCGCCGCTGATCAGGACGATCGAGTCGCTGCCCCAGCCGCCAGTGGCCGGCGGCGGAGGTGCAGGAGCCGGCGGAGGCGGAGCCGCGACGTACGGGACGATCGTGATGTCCGGGTCGGAGGTGTCGCCGTCGTAGTCGGTGGCGGCCCCCACGATCTGGTTGCGATCGAACAGGATGTTGGTCTGCGGCCCGAAGAAGCGGATGCCGTTCTGCGCGCCGCTCTGGGTGATCAGGCTCCGCGCGACAGTGATGCTGTCGTTGGGGTCGCCGTCGCTGTAGACCATCACAGCCGCGTGCCCGGTGACGGTGCCGCCGCAGTTCGTGATCGTGTTGAACTCCGCAGTGACGTTCAGGCAGGACTTGGTGGCCGCGGAGCCGCCTTCTTGGACGATGTAGAGGCCCGCCCGGATCATGTTGGCGATCGTGTTGTTCTGGTACAGGATGCTGCTGCCGCCGACCACGCTCATGCCGCGACCACTGGTGTTGTCGGTGATGGTGTTGTTGCGCGCCGTGATGTTGTTCACCCGCCCGGCGTCGTAGGTGTAGCTAACGCAGGCGACACCGTCATCGCCGCTGCGCTCGATCAGGTTGCTCTCGACGGTGATGTGGTGGGCGTCGGCGGTCATGTGGACGGAGTCCGCCCACGAGTCCTGGATCGTGTTGTTGGTGATCGTGCCGTTGCTCGCCGGGGTGCCGGAGTCGCCGCTGGACTTCGCCGTCTGGATGCTGGCCGCGCCAGCGTGCTGGATAACGTTGTTGTGGATGACCCAGTTCGTGGCGCCCATCACCGTGATACGGGTGGCCGGCCATGCAGCAAGGCGGGACGGGGAAACCGCGCCCGTCAGCCGCAGGTTCTTCACCTGGGGCCCGTCGCCGCGCATGAAGATGGAGGACTGGGTGTAGTCGGTCGAGTACAGGATCGAAGCCGCACCCGTACCGGTCAGCACCACTCCATTGAGCTCGATGACGCCGCTGTAGTTGAACTGGCCGGCGGGGATGAACACCGGTGCACCTGACGTCCTCGCGTCGGTGATCGCGTTGTTCAGGGCCGTGATGTTGTCGGTCGCCCCATCCCCGACACCGCCGTAGCTGGTCAGGTTGAGCGAGCCGATCGGCGCGGGGACGGTTCCAGAAATGGCACCAGGAGCAGGCGTCGAAGGACCGGGCGCCGGAACTGGCCCAGGAGCCGGCGGCACCGGAATAGGCGGAGGCGGCGGCGAGTTCAGCTGCGAACCCGGCACCGTGGCCGGCGTCATCACCGTGCCCGGCCCGCCGAACACACCGACCCCGGGCAGATGCGGGAAGCCGCGGAAGTTCAGCCCGTTGTTGAACTTGCCGATGCAGTCCTGGTAGAAGCGCTTCTGGCAGCCGGCGTAGACCTTGTACGTGTCCGGGATCGCGGGGGTCGGGCTCTTGCCCGGGTCGCTGTTCAGGGCCGTGACCGGAAACGGCATTCCCTCATGCAGCTCCAGGATCCCCGGCCAGGACTGCTTGACCTCCATCGACTGGCCGACGTTCGCGCCCGACAGCCACGTGAGCAGCCCGCCAGTGAAGAAGTCGGCCGCCTCCACCCTGGTGGCGTCGAAGATCGTCCGGTTGTCGGTGACGCTGTCGACGGAGCCGTAGACGGTCCAGTCGTCCAGGTCGATCTTGCAGCGCGCATCGCCCAGGTCCGCGTTGCACTCCTGCGTCGTGAGCATCACGATCCGGCGCGCGTACTTCTGCGTCAGCCCGCGCAGTTCCGCGGTGAAGATCGACCGGCCGGCCTTGACCTGCCCGAGCGTGCCGGAGCGCAGGATGTTGACGCCCAGCGAAATGATGTCCGGCACCGCCTCGAACAGCACGATCGTGGCGTAGTCCCATCGGCCCGAGTGGATGTCGTCCTGGGTGATCAGCGGCGACGAGAGGTAGCCGTCGACCTCCATGTTGTCGACGCTCAAGTCAGACCCGCTCTCGATGTCCGATGGGTTGTAGCCGGCAGAGCTCACATAGGTCGCGTTGAGCACGTAGCCGTTGACGGTCATCCCGGTGATCACCACGTCGTCGGTGTGCGTCGTGGAGGCAATGACGGTGCCGTCCTTCAGGGTGGCGCGCCAGAACTCCTTGATGCGCGTCGTGCCCAGCGCGTAGTGGGCCTTCAGGCCCGTCGGAATGGAGCGCGGCATGCCGGCTACTCCCTGATTTCCTCGAACACCACGGAGGGGCCGCTCCAGTAGCGCACGGACTCAGGGCCGGATGCCTCCAGCGTCCAGTCGATGATGTCGCTCTGGAAGTGCACTGGCACGTAGAAGCGCCCGACCCAGGTCGCCGGCACGCCGGTGATGGTCGCGATGCCGGTGTTCGCGTCGACCGTCCCAGTCAGCGGACTGCCGGCGACGTCGTAGGCCTGGAACTCACTGGCCACCGGACGGGTGATCTTCCGGTCCTTGTAGCGGGTCGAGGCGAGGTGCTTGTACCGCTTGTAGAGCTGGTACGTGCCGCCGCCCAGCGACGCCATCACGCCCGTCGTCTGGGTGTAGGCGGTCGTGTTGGTGG